GTACCCGGCGTCGATGAGCTCGCGCATGGTTGGCGCGTTGACGAGTGTATCGACAAAGCCATCAGCATGCCGGCCCAGGCCTTGCCCATCTGCCCGCAACCACGTGGCCGACACGTGCAGCCCGCGCGCCTGGGGGAACATGACGCGGCCCTTGCCCCATTTGTTCTCGCGCAGGCAATGGTGCGCCTCGTCCATAACAACCAGGCCAATCTGCGCGCACCAGGCCCGCTCGTGCGGCTTGAGTCGGATCAACGTGTCCACACCGGCCGCCGCGCAACGCCCGTTGGCGTCATAGTAGGAGCGGCCCAGCTCGGCCATGTGCAGGGAATTGATATTCGACACGAGCTGTTTTTGCCCGATAATTCGGTGCCGCACGTCGTTGCGCGCCAACGCCACGCTGATCTGCGACACGAGCTCCTGGCGGTGGGCGATAGCCACGCTGCCGCCATTAAATTCCTTGATCTTGTGCGAAAAGAAAACGGTCTTGCCGCTACCGGTTGGGGAATTTACGCCCACGTCGGCCAGGCCTGAGGCAAACGCGTCGTTCGTCTCGTGGTCGAGGGCTTGCTGGTACGGTCGGAGTTTCACAGCAGGCATAAAATAAATTCCGTAAAGTTATTGACGAAGCCGTCAATTTACCGTTAGGATTGGCCCGTGTCAATGTTTATAACCCTCAACGAAAGAAAATCATGCTCCGTATTGAAATTACCGAACCCACCGCAGCAGATGCCAAAATGATGATGGCGCTCGCCCATGCCATCCTCGGCACTGGTGAAGTTTCGATTACTCACCGTGTCGGAGAACTTTCCGTAACGACGACCGGGCCAGCTGACGGTCGCCCGCGTATCGACCCCATCGCGGACCTGGCTAATGAGTCGGCACGAAGCCAAAGTGTTTTTGGCGACGGTTACCAGCTCAAAGGCCAAGAGCCACACATCGCCAAAGATGACATCCCCAGCACCGGCCTGGCCGCTGCGTCCGAAGTGTTTGGCAAGAGCCCACTCCCAAACGGGGCGGTAGCGGTCCCCTCCCCGCCGCCGAGTTCTGGCGCCGCTGTGCCGAGCGTGACGCCGCCAACGCCGCAGCCTATCGTGCCCGTGCCGCCGCCGGTCGTGCCCGTTGCTCCGCCGCCTGGTGCCCCGACCCCTGCCCCTGGCACGGAACTGGACGCTGACGGCCTGCCGTGGGACCATCGTATCCACGCCGAGAGCAAGGCGATCAACAAGGGCGACGGCAAATGGAAGGCAAAGCGCAATGTGGCCGCCGAGCTAGTCGCGGCAGTACAGGCCGAGCACCGTGCTATCCTCGGCGTTGCCGCGCCGAACCCGTTCGCCGGGTTAAAGACGGCGGGGGAGTTGGGCATCGGCAGTCCTGCGCCTTCCCCGGTTCCTGCCGTGCCGCCTGTCCCTTCCCCACTCCCTGTGCCACCTGCCCCCGTTGCGGCCAGCATCACGCCGCCGGTCCCGAGTGGTGCCCAACCGGGTATTAGTTTCGCCGAGCTCATCCCGAAAGTGACCGCGGCGCTGGCGGCCCAGACGATCGACCAGGACAAGGTGCTGACGGTCTTGAGCGCCCACGGCGTGGCCACATTGCCCGGCTTGATGGCGCACCCGCACCTGGTTGGCTCCGTCGCTCTCGCGCTGGGCCTGGCGTAATGAGCGCGCACGCTATTCTGGCCCCATCGGCCGCCGCGCGCTGGGTAGCGTGCGCGGGCAGCGTGGCGCTCGCGGCGCTGTTCCCCGAAGAGAAGGACGGCGAGAAAGCGCGCGAGGGCACGGCGGCGCACTGGGCGGCGTTCGAGGTCCTGCACGCCTCGCCGGTGGCGCTCGGCCAAGTCGCGCCAAACGGGTTTGTTCTCACCGAGGAAATGCTCGAAGGCGCGCAGGCCTACGTGGACGAGATCGACGCGGAGCTGGCACGCCGCCATCTCACGCGAGCCGTGCTGGTCGTTGAGCGCCGGGTAAGTATCGGCCGCGTGCACCCGGAGAACTGGGGAACGCCCGACTGCTGGTTTTATGACCCGATAGCCCGCGTGCTGGTCATGTTCGATTTCAAATTCGGCCACCGCATGATCGAGGTATTCGAAAACTGGCAGCTCATCGACTACGTGGCCGGCGTGGCGACCGAGCTGGACCTGGACGACTTGACCAACGCCGTCAAGATGGTGATTGTGCAGCCACGATCCTTCCACCGTGACGGGCCGGTGCGCGAATGGACGACACGCTTATGCGACCTGCGCGCGCAGATCAATATTTTGACCAGCGCAGCCGAGCGGGCGCTGGAGCCTGGCGCCAAGTGCACGCCGAACCCGGAATGCGAGTTCTGCCCGGCGCGTCATGCCTGCGAGGCCGTGCAGCACAGTGCATACCGAGCGGTGGCGTTGTCCAAGGGAAGCACGCCATTGGTGCTGTCGCCGTCGGCGGTCGGGCTGGAGCTGCGCACGTTGGAAGCGGCCGAGCAAGCGCTGGCGGCTCGGATCAGCGGGCTCAAGGCGCAGGCGGTGGCGCTGTTCAAGGGCGGCGCGCAGGTGCCAGGCTGGGCGATGGTGCCGACGTCCGGGCGCGAGGCGTGGCGGGAAGACAAGCCGCTGACGGAGTTGCTGCAGCTGGGCACGCTGTTCGGCATCGACCTGGCCAAGCCGGCGGCGATCACGCCAACGCAAGCGCGCAAGAAGGGCATGCCGGAAGAAGTGATTGCGCAGTACGCGGGCAAGCCTTCGCGGGGCCTGGCGCTGGAGCGTGACGACGGCAGCACGGCGCGTCGTGTCTTCGGGAAAAATACATATTGACGGCTTCGTCAATATGAAATACTATCAATGCGTACCACTCATTTAACGAATAGGAGTTTCACATCATGGCAAAAGTACCACAACAGGTTTTTACGACCCCCGTTGGTCGGCTGGTCGGCGGTTCGATTTACGAGCCGAAAACGCATGACTCCAAGGGCAACCTGCTGGTTGTCAAAAATGGCCCAAATAAAGACCAGCCGCGCCCAACCTGGGACTTTGCGATGGCTATCCCGAAAATCCCGGGCGAGGGCCACTGGGGCACACACCCATTTTTCGCTCCGATCTGGGCATTCACGCACGCCCAGTACCCGCAAGGTCAAGCCCAAGCGCCTTCCTTTTCCTGGAAGGTTACTGACGGCGATAGCACGATTCCTAACAAGAGCCTGAAAAAGCCCTGCGAAAACGAAGGCTACCCTGGGCATTGGGTTGTTTGGTTCTCGTCAAGCAAGCCACCGACGGTATGGGACGCGAACGGTGTTGCCCAAATTACCGAACCCGGCGCCATTAAAAGCGGCTCCTATATCCAGGTGCAAGGCGACGTCACGCCGAACAACTCGACCAAATCCCCAGGCATCTACTGGAATCATTTCCGCGTCGCTTACTCGGCGTGGGGGCCAGAGATCAGCTACGGCCCGACCGTGAGCGAAGCAAAGTTCGGCCAAGGCGTTCAACTTCCGCCAGGTGCAAGCGTCGTCCCGGTCGGTGGCGCAGGATTGCCGCCGGTAGTCACGCCGCCAGTCCCCGGTGCGCCGATCGCTCCTCCGGTCCCTGCTTTGGCCCCCCCGCCTCCGCTGCCGGTGCCAGTCGCTGCGCCAGTGCCGACTCTCGGCCAGCCTACCACGCTGGGTCTGACGGTTGACCTGGCGGCGATGCGCGCGGGCGGCCAGTGGACGGAGGCCTTGCTCGTGCAGCACGGCTACATTACCGCCGCGGTACCCGCCCCTTTGCCGCCCGCTGGTTCTGCGCCTCCGCCACCCGGCCCTGCGCTGATTGCGCCTGTCGTGCCTAATCCGGCCATTTTGGCCATCCCGGGCGCGCCGGTGCCGCCGCTTCCTGCTGTTGCGCCACCTCCGCCAGCTCCAGCTGCGCGCCAGATGACGGCAGCGGCTGGTGGCCACACCTACGAGCAAATGATCGCGGGCGGCTGGGATGACGTGAAGTTGATCCAAAACGGCATGATGCTGGCCTGATAACCACGCCCTGGCTTCGGCCGGGGCATTTCTTCGAGAGCAGAATGGATACACAAATTCGAACACGGGGCGCGGCGTGGGCGCAGACCGTCAAAGAAGAGCAGGACTTGCGCGGGTACACTTGGGAGCACCAGCACGATACCTACCCGGCTGGCCCCCTAATTCACCGTGGCGTTCGAATCGGGCCGCCAATGAAATCAACCGCTCACTCGCCGCAAAACCTACCGAAGCCGCCCGCCCCGACTCTTTCGGTGGATGGGGTCCCGCTGGTAACGATTGGGCTATGGCCCCCATTGTGGACACTCAAATGATCCCAGCGCCACCTCCCGCCCTGGAGCACCTGCCGCGCGGCACGCAGCTTTATGCCGGCATGGGCCGCGCCGAGGTGCTGCCCGATATGGACTTTGAGACGTACAGCGAAGCCGGGTACGTGCGAACAGCGGACGGCTGGGGCAACCTGCCGGGCGCGGCCAAGAAGGGCTTGAGCACTGTGGGCGCCGCGCGTTATGCCGAGCATCCAAGCACCGAAATTACCTCATTCTATTACGACCTCAAGGATGGCACGGGCCGACAGTTTTGGCGCCCAGGCATGCCCAACCCCGAGCCGCTGCTTGCGTATATCCGCGCTGGCGGCCGTGTGGAAGCCTGGAACGTGGGCTTTGAGCGCTGGATCTGGGAAAAGATTTGTGCGCCCAAGCTGGGCTGGCCATCGATCGCGCAAGAGCAGTATCGTTGCGCCATGGCCAAGGGCCGCGCGTTCTGTCTGCCGGGCGCGTTGAGCAAAGCTGGCGAGGTGTTAAACCTGCAGAACAAGAAGAACCCCGACGGCGATCGCCTGCTGAAAAAGTTTGCCATGCCGCGCAAGCCGACGGCCAAGGACAAGCGCACGCGCATTCGCCCCGAGGAAGACCCGGTAGACGGCCCCTTGTTGTACGCATACAACGAGCGCGACATTATTGCCGAGGCCGAAGCGTCAAGCCGCATCCCGGACCTGGAGGGCGAGGAGCTACAATTCTGGTTCGCGGACCAAGAATGCAATCACCGCGGCGTGGCCGTCGACGTGCCGAACATCAATAACTGCATCGCCATCATCAATGAGGCGCACACGCGATACAACAGTGAGCTGGCGCGTATCACGCATGGCGAGGTGCAACGAGCGTCTGAGCTGGCCAAACTCGTGGCATGGTTCGCAAAATACGGCGTCGGCTTTGCCAGTCTGGACGAGGAGCACATCGAGGAGGCGCTGGCGCGCCCGAACCTGCCCGCGTGGGCGCGGCGCCCGTTGGAGATCCGCCAGGCTATCGGCTCGGCCGCCGTCAAGAAGGTATTCGCCATGGCCAACCAGGTCACGGCCGCCGGGCGCCTGCATGACCTCTTTCTCTACTACGGCGCGCGCACGGGCCGCGCCACAGGCAGCGGGCCGCAGCCCACCAACCTGCCTAACAGCGGGCCGCCGGTCAAGCAATGCGGCTGCGGCAAACACTTCGGCATGGCGCACACGGTCTGCCCATGGTGCGCCATGCCGCAGCCGCCCGGCAAACATCCCATTCCGGAATGGTGCGCCGAGGCGGCTGCCGACGTGCTGGTCATCATCGAGGCCCGGTCGCTGGATCTGCTGGAGTATTATTTCGGCGACGCCATGGCGGCCATCAGCGGGTGCCTGCGCGGCCTGTTCATCGCGCCCGAGGGTTACGACCTGGTCTGTTCGGACTACTCAAGCATCGAGGCCGTGGTGCTGGCCATGATCTCCGGCGAGCAATGGCGTATCGACGTCTTCCGTACCCACGGCAAGATTTACGAGGCGGGCGCGGCCAAGATTACTGGCATTCCGTTCGAGGAGTTCATGCGCCACGCCGGCTACACCGACGAGGAACTGGCCAAGCCCGACTGGTATCTGCGCAAGCCGGCCACGAAGGGCAGCCACCACCCGATGCGCAAGAAGATCGGCAAAGTGTCGGAGCTCGCGTCCGGGTACCAGGGCTGGATTGGTTCGTGGATTGCCTTCGGCGCCGACGAGTTCATGAATGAGCCGGAAATGAAAAAGGCGATTCTTGCCTGGCGCGCGGCGTCGCCATCCATCGTTGAATTCTGGGGCGGGCAGCAGCGTGGGCGCTGGGGCGAGGAGCGCGCATGCTTGTTCGGCGTCGAGGGCATGTTTATCGCGGCCGTGCAAAACCCAGGCGTGACGTACGAGTTTCGCGGGTTTGAATTCACGTACCGCGGCGATATTCTTTTTCTCAAGTTGCTATCGGGCCGATACCTGCACTACCACAAGCCGCGCCTGCGCCCATCGAGCAAGAAGGCCGGCACGCTGGCGATCTCCTATGAGGGCAACAACACGAACCCAAAAAACGGCCCGGTCGGCTGGATTCGCATGGACACATGGGGCGGCCGATTGGTCGAGAACATCGTGCAAGCGGTGGCGCGAGATATCTTGCGCCACGCCATGGTCAATATGCGGGGCACGGTCTACGAGGTCGTGCTGCACGTCTACGACGAGATCGTGGCGCAGGTAAAGAAAGGGCTCGGCTCGGTGCAAGAGTTCGAGCGCATCATGGCCACAATGCCCGCGTGGGCGGCAGGGTGGCCGATCAAGGCGGCCGGCGGCTGGCGCCAGGCTCGTTACTCGAAATAGGGAGGCATCATGACAGAAATGGAATGGAAGCAAAAATTGAAGTCCCTGCAGTACCGATGCAAGCAGGCCCTGGACGCCTCACGCGGCGGTTACTTCCGTCGAGTACCGCGCGAGGAGCAGAACCCGCTGGACGACGCAGCGCGCGAGGCCGAGGACTTGCTCGGAGCGCATTTATCCAACAAGCACCGCCTCGTAGCATAATACTTGCAATCGGTGAATTATTCAGCTAAAGTAAAGCCTTAACTGACAAGAAGGAATTACGATGGCTGCAAAGATTTCCCCTGAAATGCAACGCGCTCGCAAGATGCTGGAAGACAGCAAGGGCGCGGCTACCGCCTACAGCGTGGCCAAGGCCTGCAACCTGACGGCCGGCGCAATCACTCGGTCCCCCTGGTATAAGGCCTTCATCGCGGCCCTGCCGGTGGCAGATGATAGCGACGCCAAGGCGCGGCGGTTAATCACGGAGCAGGGTTACACGGCGTACGCTGCGGCTAAAGTTTCCGGCATTTCCCACGCTACGATCGGCCGCCGCGCTTGGTACCGTGACCATCTCGAAAGGACGAAAATCAAATGAATATCTTGGACGAACTGGAAGACTTTATTCTGCTGCGCCGCCGGCGCGCGCTGGTAATAGAAATGGCGTTGCTGATTGACATTGGGATGCAGGGCTGTTATCGCACCCGAACGGTCATGAAAGAGATTGCCGTCATTGACCAGCTGCGGCTGCCGCGCCCCGTACCGGAAGAGCTCCATCCGTCCTACGCGTGCCAAATGCGCCGCCAGAAGGTAATGGATGGGCTTGAGTTGGTGGGGGGATTCGCCGGCCGTATGTTGGTGGTTTTGGCGGCCGTCATCGCGCTAAACTGGGCGGCGTCGTTATGGCCATGAAATGCGCCCCGCGCCGGGAAGGCGATGAAATGGCCTGCCCATGTGGGCGCCGTTGGGGCGTGGACGAGCCGAAGCCCGAGTGCGCCTATTCGATCGAGCGAACGAAAGCCTGGCAAGCGCGCGCCGTTGCGGCCACCTCTTCGATTTCCATCAAGGCCGCGCCAAGATCTCTTTGAATGTCGTCACGAAATGCCCCGCTGGCGGGACTGGCCGCATCGCTGACGATGGCGGGATGGGTTTCGGTGGCGCGGGCAGGTCCACTACAGATACCGGAGCCGCGGCGCAGGCTGACAGCAAGAGCGGAACGAGCAGAAGCAATTTCTTCATCATGTACCCCATTAATTTTTACAATGGCTGCGGCATTCTTTGCTTCCTTTTCCGCGTTTTCTTTTTCACGCTTGGCAATCGCTACCTTTTCAGCTTTGGCGAGCGCTACCTTATCGGCGTTCCATTCCGCTTGTACGCCAACCGCCCCAGTGTGATGCCCGAACCAGAACACGCCAGCCAGCACCAGCAGCACTACCGTGATTTTCGCGTAGGCGTTCATGGCGCTGGGTCCTTGGTAACGGTTGTCGACGTCATGCTGGTGTTATCAGGCATATCCTGTTTATTGAATACCACCTTTGCCACGAGAGGCAGCACCCACATGCCGCCGTACAGGCCGAACATTTCGTTCGACAACGAGCCCTTGATTTGCTGATCAACAATTACCCAGGTCGTCACGGCCAGCACCAGCATAAAGGCCGCAGCGATCTTACTGACCTTGCCATTTTCCATGATCAGGTCGAACAGATCAAAGGCGAAATCGGGCCGCTTCTGTGCACGCCAGAACGACAGGCCGATGATGATGAAGACCAGGCAAAGCCCTGTCAGCATGGGATCGATTTTGGCGAAGTTCATACGGTGCCCACGCGGTTGGCCAGCCAGCCATAGATGAAAGCCCGATTTGCTGGCCGCGTTTCTGCCAGCTCAACGTACCGCGCGCCCTGCAGGCAATCCAAGCCACGCACTAGAACCGTCTCGCCGTCCTTGGGGCGGTACTTCAAGAACGCTGCCAGCGCCGCCAACGTGGCCTGGCCAATGGCGCCATCCGCGGCCAGGGGCGCGTACAGTGGCTTGCCATCGATTGGTTCGCGCAGCACGTTCAAGAGGCGCTGCAGCCAGGGTCCGGGAACCGAAACTCCCATATTCACGCCGGTATCGAACATCTCCTCGGCGACGCGCGGCGCCAACGTGGCCACCTTGTCGAAGCCTGGCGCGGTGATGTACTGGCGCTGGTAGACGGCGCGGGCATAGTCGCGCGGCAAGTCTTGCATGCGGCCGGCGTACCCGCTTGCGCGCGCGGTGGCTTCGGTGATGCCCCAGGTTGTCGGGCCGCCCTTATCCGCCGGATGGTCGACGTAACCGCCCTCGCGGTCAATCAGTGCTTCGATGTTCATTTTTGTCTTTCTCGGCAAGCTGTTTGAGGAGAAGCTCGGTTTGGAGCTCGGCGTTGCGGGTGTTTGCGTGGTTCAACCGGATTAAGACGATCAGCGAGACGATGCCGAGCACGACCCCCACGAAAGAAGTGACGCCTTGGACCGCGCCGATTAAGTCAGCGATCGACCATCCCCCGGTCCACGCGATCATTGCCCCCAGAGTCCGGGGGCTGTTTGCCACTTCTTGCAAGACGTTTTGCCAAGTCATTGTTTCGCTTTCGGAGAAGGTAGAGCCTTACCCATTGGAGTCCCACGACGAAGTACAGGCTTCCAAAAAGTAGAGTTACCATTAAATGCATCCGGCAGTGTGAGCCTAATAAATTGGAAGGCAGTCAACGCCCACATGGCCCAATTGTAAAGGGCACCGGGGACGTAAAGAACGTATGCCGCCCATCCTAACGCATTTAGCACCATGGAGGCAAAGCAAGAATATTGCATGTGGGTACAAAGCCTCCCCTCTAGCAACAGGGGGCAAAGAACCAGGACTACGGCGTCTGCTGCAAAAGCACTGCCGTGGAAAACCAAGAGGCCTTGGACGGTGTTCGGAGTGCCGGAAGTCAGCCAGGAATGGCCGAGCATGAAAGCCGCAAAAAGAACGGCAGCCGCGCCCCTTTTGCGCCACGTGTTCATCAGCTCGGGCGGGTTTGGCCGCCGCCGGCGCCCACGGCCATCGCCGCGGCTATCGCGCTTGAATCCCCGCCGGCATAGGCCCCGCGCCAAGCAGCGTTAAGAGCCGCGTCCAACGCTTCAAGAGTGCCGGCGGTTTGTACTTGCGGGAGTGCGGGAATGTCCAGGAGAGACGACCGAACAGCGGCGATTTCTTTGGCTTCATCAGTACGGCCGGCGAGTAGCGCAGCGAACCCGATCCCGCTTAAACGATTAAGCGCGGTTTCACGATTTTGACGAAAAGCGTTCATTCGCGGCACGGCTAAAATATCAAAAGAAATTGGTTCTGGCGCTTGGAGAACCCATTCCTCGTTTTGTCGTGTAATAGTCGAGCCAGCGGCCAGCGCTTCACGTAAGAAGTTTTCCGTCCCTGCGTCAATTTCGACCGCGTCCTCCGGCCAAGTACCCGCCGCTTCGTATTGGGCGCGCCAATCTTCGGTGAAAAACCCTTGTTGAGTGATAGAAAAAAACATATTAATTTCCGATCGCGATATAAGTTGGCGTAGAACCGGCGGCAGCTACGCCTGAATTAAAACAAAATAAATTGCCTTGGCTAAGTGTTTTGGTTCCTGCAGTAACCACGACTTGTTCTCCTGCCGCAGTTGCCCGCGAGGAGTAACTGCCCAAAAGTAAAAGGCAATTTGTAGGAAAGGCCGCAGGGAAAGTAGCGATAGACCGCCCGGCGCTATCCGAGGCAGGGCCTATCCCCCATTGGAGGATAAAACCACCGGGCAACTTTTGGGTACTGGAGGTCCCGGCAAAAAGGGAAACCAATTTACTGACAAGAGACGCTAGATTCCCGTCATCAACGACGTCCACGCCGTTGGATACAAGCAATCCGGCCAAGCCTGCCGCCATGAAGGAGGACTGTCGCCATGCCCGATTAAGCGCGCCCGAATTGGCAACGCCTGACGAAAACCCCGCCGACGTACTCGCAGCTGCAAGAAAATCTGCCAAGGCTTGGACGTTGGCGCCCGGCGCCGTGGCGAAGGGGACGATTTGAGAGGTAGCCATATTGTGCAATTCCGTAAAAAGAAATGTTTGAGAGATTGTACTATCAGGAAGGTAAAGGCACTAGCCACGCCCCATTGTCGAATCCGCCGATGGCTCCAGTTTGAAAATCAAACCCGAAAGCAGGTGCCCCAAGTACCGAAATGCGCAGTACCGCCAATTGTCGAACTCCCTCGGGTTTCAATTGTAGATACGCTTGGCTAAATAGTGCTTGCGTGAGCGCGTCAGGCACTACGGTTCCCCCAAGCACTATCTGCATAGTCATGTCATTATTGTCAAAAGTAAATACTTTTGTCCCCGTGCCAGCAAAGACTTTTTCCCAAATTGCATTTGACTGGGGGATTGTTCCGTCCCACGAGTTCAACGCAATTTTAGCTCGAAGCAAAGTTCGGTATTGCTCATCAGGCAATGAAGTAACCCCCGAGCTCGGATCAAATGGCCCCTTCCAGACTCCCAAATCAAAGCCTACGAGAGGATCATCCAAAGAAAAATAGACGCCGAGAATAGGCAACGGGAGGTT